TTATTATTATTATTATTGTTATTATTATCACTAATATTTAATTTAGTATTAAAAATTTTATAATAATCACATTCTTTATCATTCATATTTAAAATACAATAAAAAAAATCATCTAAAATTTTTATTGGAAATTTAATATTTGATATGATAGTACCTGCTAATATTGGAAATTTAATATTAAAAGTTTTTGTCAATATTTGAAATCTTTCTTGTAATTCATAACAATTTCTTGTTACATAGAAAAAATCTACTTTTCCTTTTTGCATTTTTTCATAATTAAGTTTTAACATTTTTAATACATAAATAGTAATATCTATATCTGAAATAAATACACATTTTATTTTATTATTTTCAGGAATATCAAACATTGGAAAAAATCGAGTCATAGTACCTATTACACCATTATGGTGTAATTTATCTAACTTAAAATCTTTCATTTCATATTTTATTAATTGTATTTTTTTATTTAATTTCATTTTATCAAATAATGGTTTCCAGTATTTTTTTGTGTTTTCTATTTTTTCAGATGTTTCATAATCAAGAACTGAATCATCGTAATATAATCTAAAATAAAAATCTGGCAAAAATTTTTCATAATTTTCTACAAATATTTTTAATCCATCATAATATTTTAATTCATTCTTATATCCTTCTTTCATTCTAAAAACTGTACACGATATAATATTATAATTTTGTTGTGGTTCTTCAAATTCCTTATTAAATATTATATATTTATAATCTATTGGCATATATAATTATAATTATAATTATAATTTATAATTTATAATTTTAAGAAAATAAAAAAAAATAAAAAAAAATTGAAAATTATAAATGTTTGTTATATAGAATTATTACTTTATTATAAATAAATTACAATGTCACTATCATTTGATACACTTTCTTTTTTTCTTACAACCATCGGCTTGCAAGTCGATGATGATTTTCTATGTACACATGAGGTAGAATATGTCACAAAACGTTTGCAACAATTTTATGAAGAGAATAACGGTAATGTAGATGAATATCAAATTCTACAATATGCACGAACTGTCATTTCAGATATCGAATATGTTCTAAATCATATTCGTTCATCTGAATGGTTTTCATACGGACAAAAATATGTTTTATCTGAGAATGAATCATACAAATATGGTATTGATATAGATGCTACAATTGATTTAATACCAATTGGAAGAAACATAAATGTGTCTTTGCCAACGTATGTTAATATGAAGGAATTTGCATATTATGGTTATACATCATCAAATATTGCAGTTTGTGATCAATTTATTGATTTTCCATTTTCATTTTCATTTCCAATTAACTTTGATAAATATCTTAATGAATTTCCACAAAAACAACAAAAAATGTCAAAACAGTGATTCTAAAGATTCATATGAGATTATTCATCAACATAAAAAAATATTTTAATGATTAATTAATTTTTGTTGTATATTCGTATTTATATTTTCTTATATTTTCTATATCTATTTTTAATAACTTATTTTTTTGTAATATTCTATCAATATTTTTTTCTATTAAATATCCTGAACATCCATCATAAACAATTAATAAAGCTTGATGAATCAATTCTAACTTATCATTATTTTTTTTATATATTCCAAAATGAGTTTGTGGTCCAGCACTAATATAATTTGTTACAAATCTATATCTATCTGGAGGAGTCTGTATAACTAATATATAACTTTTTGTAAAAATCATATCAGATAATATATCAGATAATATCTGTGGATTTATTTCTATATATTTTTGATCTTCCATAAATTATATATATATAGTATTTATTATATTTGTTATATTTGTTATATTTGTTATTAAACATGTGTTTCATTGAGATTATTAATATCAATTTTTTTTATTACATTATTGATTTCATTTTTATAGTTATTACGTTCTTCTATATAATCAGGTATTTTTTTTATATTTTTTTTTATTGATTGATTAACCAAAGCTAATGGATCTGTTTTTTTTTGTTTATTTATTATTTGTAATATTTTTTCTGGATCATAATCTCCTTCTAATATTTTTCGTTTAAATTCATTTTTAGAAATATTTATAGAAGAATCGGAAGTTATTGAAGTAATTGATTTAACAGATGTAATAGATTTAATAGATTTTATAGTTTCTCTTCCATTATTATTATTATTATCTGAATTATTATTATTATCTGAATTATTATTATTATTATTATTATCTGAATTATTATATTTACTAATACGTGCACTTAATTCACATATATTATGACTATCTGATAAATCTTGTTTATATTGTTCTTTTTGTTCTTTTTGTTCTTTTTGTTCTTTTTGTTCCTTATCATCACAATCATCGCAATCATCGCAATCGTCACAATCGTCACAATCGTCACAATCGTCAAGAACATCACAATCTTTATAATATTCATATTGGTATTGTTCTAAATTTGTTTTATATTCATTTTGTTCTTTTTGTTCTTGTTGTTCTTGTTGTTCTTGATTTAATATTTCTATTAATAATTCTGTATCAAAATTATCTGGTTTTAATTTATCTTTTATAATTTTATTTCTAATATCTTTTCGTAAATTTTTATTTATATTATTATTTTTATTATTTATAGAAAATACTGATACATGATTTGATGTGATTAATAGATATTGATCATATTTATCTATATAGAATAATCTATATGATTTATCATTATTTTCTTTTTTAATATATTCATTATATTTAAATTTTATTGGTTCTAATGCATTATAATCGTGTGGTTTAATTAAAGTTGTCGATAAAATATATTTTTCTTTTAATGATATATTTAATATTCCAAAATTATAATATATTTTTGAAAAAATTAATATTACAGAAGAAAATAATCCAGTAATTGATCTAAATCCATTATAATGATATGCAAAAATTGCAATAGATGAAAATATTATATTTAAAATCATCATGATTAAACATGAAATATTTAACCAATACAATATTTTTGTTTTAAATTCATATGAATGTGGTATTTTATTTTCACCTTCTGTATAATCTGTATTTTGTATATTTTGTATATTTTGTATATTTTTTTTATTTTTTTTATTTTTTTTATTTTGTTTTTCTTCAATTACTGTATTTATATCTAATATTGGATATATTATCGTATATTCAAAATGTGTTTTTAAATATCGTTCTCGTTTAATTTCCCAACAAAAATTTATTAAAAATATTCCAAGAGTTAATAAATTCCAAAATATTACAAATTTTTCATAAGGTGTTATATTATAGAAATTATCTTGAAATGTACAAACGTGTTCAAAATCATTAGTTATGTTTAAATCATAATTACTAATTATATATTCTATATTTTCATCAGGACCATTACATAATTGTGGTACAAAAATAAATAATAGACATCCTATAAATATTTTTGAAAATTCAAGTGATAATCTAATATATGGTTTAGAATATTCATAATAATATCCACAATAAAATTTAAAAGAATTCCAATTTCTTTTATATATCGATTCGTTATAATTATTGTGATTCATATATTATAAATAATTAAATATCTTTAACTATATATATATATATATGTTTTTATTAAGATTCAAAAAATTGATATTTTAATAATAAATCTATATAAGATATTTACATACATATTATAAATATATATTATGCGTATTGATCTTGATATAAAACTTGATTTTTCTGATGTCCTTCTTCTACCAAAACGTTCAGAACTTAGTTCTAGATCTGAAGTTGATATTGAACGAGAAATGAAGTTTAAACATTCACCATATGTATGGCGAGGTGTACCCATTATAGTATCAAATATGGATACAACTGGTACAATAGAAATGGCATTAAAATTACAAGAATATAAAATTATTACATGTCTTCATAAATTCTATAGAGCTGATGATATTCCTGATAATTTAAATCCCGATTATTTTATGATATCAACTGGTATAACAGATGCTGATTTAGACAGACTTGATGAAATAATTTTAAAAAAGAGAATAAATTTTATATGTGTAGATGTTGCGAATGGGTATTCTAAGAAATTCCATGAAAAAGTAAAATCAATCAGATCTAAATATCCAGATAAAGTTATAGTTGCAGGTAATGTTGTAACCAAAGAAATGGTTGAAGAATTAATTATTAATTGTGGTGTTGATATAGTAAAAGTAGGTATAGGGAGCGGTTGTTTTGGAGGTAATACACAAATTCTTATGGATGATAATACTCATAAAAATATAAAAGATATTAAAGTTGGTGATAAAGTATTAAATATGTATCACAAACCGGTAATTGTTACAAATGTATTAAATCAAGGTATGAAAAATACTGTTAAATTATTGACTTATAAAAATTCAACTACTAAAAATATTACGATTGTAACACCAAATCATAGATATTGGGTTTATGATATAGAAACAAATAAATTTGATTGGTGTGAATTAGAATTACTATTATTTAATATGAGATTAACTATGAATAATAATACTTATTATAATGAAAATAATTTTTATTATGAAGATAATGGATTGGAAGAAGTATGGGATATAACTGTTGATTGTCCAACTCATAGTTTTATCGCAGATGGTTATGTTGTACATAATTCAGTTTGTACTACTCGATTACAAACTGGTGTTGGATGTCCTCAATTTAGTGCAGTATTAGAATGTGCTGACGCATCTCACGGTGTTAACGGTCATGTGATATCAGATGGAGGTATACAAAATGTTGGTGATTTTTCAAAAGCATTTGGTGGAGGTGCGGATTTTGTAATGTGTGGATCAATGTTTGCAGGACATACAGAAAGTGGAGGAGATTTAGTTGAACAAGATGGTAAAAAATATAAAGTATTTTATGGTATGTCGTCAGCTAATGCAATGAACAAATATCATGGTGGAGTAGCTCATTATAGAAGTGCAGAAGGTAAATGTGTAAAAATTCCATATAAAGGTGATGTCGGCGATACTATACAAAATATTTTAGGAGGTATTAGATCAACTATGACATATATAGGTTCACATAAAATTAAAGATATTCCAAAATGTGCAAATTTTATTAGAGTAAATAATATTGTTAATAAAATTTATTCTTCTGACATGAACCATTAAATGATTTTTTTATTTTACTTATAGAATATAAAAAAATTGAAATATTTTAATGTTTATATAATGATATAATTTTTATATAAACATAATATAGATTACAAGTACAAAGGCACAATGTCTTTTTCAATCAAGATTAGTAATATTACTGGAAATATTCGTTCTATTGATGTTACAAAAACAACAGATATATCTAACTTAAAAAAATATTTGGCTGCATTATATTATACAGATAATGTATGTGTTTATAAAAATACAAAAGAAATCGTATTTGGAACAATAGAAACTAATAATATTTATGAAAATGATACTTTGAATATTATTTGTCAAATGAAAACAGGTTTTGATATTGTGAAGGCAAAAGAAATTATTAATTTTTATGAAGAATATATACAATATACAAAAGAATTAAATAGTGTTATTGATTATGATATGCCTAATAGAATAGACAAAAATCTTATTAAAACCTTTTTTGATAATTGTTTTACGGATAATGACACTAAAAAATATTGTATGGATCCTGTTATAAATAATATTGATAATGTTGATAATGTTGATAATGTTGATAATGTTGATAATGTTGAAGAAAGTATAAATTCCAAAAAAGATATATATAAAGAAGATATATCTATAGAAGATTTATCTAAAGAAGATTTATCTAAAGAAGATATGCGAATTATATTTCAAAAATGCAGAGATAAACTCGAAGATGAAGGAAAAAAATGGATCAACAAAAAAAAGAACATGAGCGAACACGTAAAAAATTAGATATGCTAAAAGAGAAAATGGCAAAAAAACGTCAACGGAATAAATCATCTAACAAAGAAGAAAAAAATATTTTTTGTGGTTTCAAAAAAGGATTCTTATTAAATAAATTAAATAAATTAAATTAAATAAATTAAATTAAATAAATTAAATTAAATTAAATTAAATTAAATAAATTAAGTTAAATAGGTTATTTTATTTTATTATTATATAACATATATAATGGCAAATCTCAATGAAGCATATAATATGAATTTTGGTAAATCTTCTAAAAAAATAGATATGTTTGATATTAATAATCAAAATAAAAAATACAAATGTAATTGCGGTGGTATATATAGTTTTTTATCAAAAAAATACAAATCAGATGGAACAAATAATTGTGATTTAATATATAGATGTGATATTTGTAGAAGTTTTAGAGTATTAGAAACTATTTAATATATAAATTAAAGGTGTAATAAAAAAATTGAATCTATAATTATTTTGTATATTATTTATTTATATATTTATTTAAATATTAAATATATCATTAAAATGGATCAAAATCCAACAAGTTTTTCTACATTTTTATCAGATTTATATAAATTTTGGTTTTCTAAAGAGGTTACAAAGTATTGGTTTAATTCGACAGCAGAATTTGATGAGTTAATAAAAACAAAATATTCTGATATATTAATCAATTTATCAATCGATAAAATATCACATAATAATATCCAGAATATAGAAGATGATTATAGATTATCTATCGGATTAATTTTGTTGCATGATCAGATTCCACGTCATATTTATCGTGATAATCAAAATAAAACAGAAATAAATCATTATCTTGATTTAATTTTATCATTTTCAAAAAAAACATATATTAAATACAAATATGATCTAAAACCAAATGATTATTGTTTTGTATTATTACCATTACGTCACACAAATAGTTTTGATAACATTATGTATGTTATTCAGGAAACAAAAATAAAAATAAAACATAATCAACATGAATTAATATATAAAAAATTCTTAAAAGCTACTCTTGAGAGATATATTAAATTTAATAAAGATAAAGAAAATATTATCTTGACAAATGACATATTACAAACTAATATAACACAAACTAATATAACACAAATTAATATAACACAAATTAATGATCCAAAACAAATTTGTGAATTAGAATTATTAAATTATATTCCTACACCAATAGCTGAGATTAAATATGATGAATTGCCCGATTATATCAGACAAACAATCAATCATATAAAGAAACATACATATGAAAAATCTGGTATTATTTCATTAAGTGGTGGTGTTGATTCTATGGTTCTTTGTTATATTTTAAAATTTCTTAATATTAATTTTATTGCTATTCATATTAATTATAATAATCGGAAAGAGTGCTCAGACGAGGTTAATATTATTACCCAATGGGTAAAGTTTTTAAATATTAAATTATATGTAAGAAAAATAACAGAGATTAATCGATCTGAAATGATGGATTATAATATGCGTGATTTATATGAATCTTATACACGTGATATCAGATTTAATACATATATTCATGCGGATGATCATATTAATAATAATATATTTGTTGGTCATAATCATGATGATCAATTTGAAAATATATTTACAAATATTGTATCTGAATCACATTATCAAAATCTACGTGGTATGGAATTTATTACTAATATTTCATTTAAACAAAATGTTATAAAATTTATAAGACCAATGCTAAATATATCAAAAGATATTATATATAAGATTTCAAGATATTTTAATATTCCAAATTTTAAAGATTCTACACCAAAATGGTCACAGCGTGGTAAAATTCGTGATCATGTTAGACCTTCTATCGAACATTGGGATAATAAATCAATTAATTCATTTTTTAAACTGAGTGATACAATGTCTGATTTAATGAAAATTGCTGATATGAGTGCAACTATTATAATGTCACAAGTAAAAAAAGATAAAAATTTACCGATTAATTTAGATGAATTATATCCCAGATCATTATTTAAATTAATATTTGAAAAGATGGATATTAGATTATCACAGAAAGGATTAAATTCATTTTATGATAAGATGATTTTTATTAAAGAAAATAAATTAAAATATAAAAATAATGCAATCGAAAAATATGCATTAGATAGTAACCATTTAATTAAATGGAAAAATCTAAATGATAATAATATTATACTTCTATTTGATTTTATTTAATTTAATTTTATTTAATTTAGTTAATTTTAACGGTATTAAATAGTCATCACATTCTATCACAACCTTTATTAGGTTATTATAGAATTTATGAATATTTATAGCTTTAAAATAATCATCATAATCAACACATTTTTCTATAGAAAATGTGATGATTTGTGATGATTATTTTAACGGTGATAACATATTAGAATGTTGTATATGTTGTATATGTTGATATGATGAATTTACATTTTTATTAGATCGACAGAAAAAAATAATACATTTATAACAACAGTATGCAAAAAATAATGCAGAAATTAATACAGAGAATAGACGCCATACATAATCATAATAATTTACACAATAAATTTGATCATTTAAACAAGAACAATAACAATTATTATGTTCCATACAATATTTTTGACATTTGATATCATAATTAAGACACATATAATTAAGATTGTATAATTGTACTAAAATTTTAAATTGTTCACACGTAAGATTTGACATTTTTATTATTAGTTAACTTAAGTTATTTATTAATTAATAAGTATAAAATATTATATTATAATATTTTCAATTTTTTTATTATAATACATTATATAAATGAACGAACATTATAAAATGAAATATTTAAAATATAAACAAAAATATCTTGAATTACAAAATACAGTTGGAGGAATTCCTAAGATAAGATCATTTAAACTACCTAAAAAACTACCTCAAAAACTACCTCAAAAATTCACATCACAAAAAAAATCTAGTTCTAAATCTAGTTCTAAATCTAATTCCAGTAAAAAAAAGAAATTAAAAAAATTATTTTTAGATAAAAGTAATACTAAATCATCAACATCTTCTTCAAAAAAATCATCTTCTAAAAAATCTTCTTCTAAAAAATCATCTTCTAAAAAATCATCTAAAAAAGAATTAAGTGCAGAAAAGAAAGCAGAAATAGATAAATTAAAAAAATTATCTTCTGAAGAAAAACAAAAATTAAGATCAGAACGTAAAACAAAACAAAAACAAGACAAAAAAGACAAAAAAGATAAATTATCTAAAAAATCATCATCGAATACATCTTCTTCAAAAAAATCATCTTCTAAAAAAGAATTAAGTGCAGAAAAGAAGGAAGAAATTGATAAATTAAAAAAATTATCTCCAGAAGAAAAACAAAAATTAAGATCAGAACGTAAAACAAAACAAAAACAAGACAAAAAAGATAAATTATCTAAAAAATCATCATCTAAATCATCTAAATCATCTAAATCATCTAAATCATCTAAATCACCTAAATCATCTAAATCATCTAAATCACCTAAATCATCTAAATCACCTAAATCACCTAAAACCCCAAATCTAAAATCTTTAATGTTATCATCACAATCTCCTAGTAATTTAGGTGATACTATTAATGATACTATTGATGATACTATTGATGATACTATTAGTGATACTGCAACTCAAGCACAAACAAACGTACAAACTTTATCAAATGTACATCAATCTATTAAGAAATCAATTCCTAGTAAAATAATACCTGATAAAATAAATAGTGATATATCAAACAAATTAACTGAAATTGAAAATAAATTATCAAGTGTTATTGAAAAATTACAATCTTAACTTTTGTTTAATATCCTTCATCTTCTTTTCTTTCTATAAAATAATTCATAATATCGTCGAGTAATTGTTTAGGACATTTATTAGTTGGTATTACACCTTTTTCACTGAAAAATGGGACAGTAAAAAGTGTGTAATTGCGCCCGATTTAACGGACCAGATGATCACTTGACGCTAATAATTTTTTACGATTATTAGGGTTGTCATCTTTTGTTATTTTCTTCTTAACTAACTTTCTTATTTTAGTCTCTTTTGTCGGTTGAGAATTATCTAAAGATAATTCTAAGCATAAAAAATTGTTCTTAACAATTTTTTTCGGTTGAGAATTATCTTTTATTTCTTGTTCTTCTGGAAATTTAGAAGAGATTATAAATTTCTCCGAATTATATTATATCTTCTATTCTATTTATAAAGATATTTTCTAAATTTGATTTTACTAAATTTGTTGATTGTGTTGGTTGTGTTGATTGTGTTGATTGTGTTGATTGTGTTGATTGTGTTGATTGTGTTGGTTAATGCATATTTTGTGGTATATTTATTTTTGTACTAACAACTGATCTGAGATTTTTAGGAATAGAATTTATAACGTTTGTTAATATTGGTTTATTTAATATACGTGGATCAGGTGATACTGTATTTACCATTATTGGTGTATGTACTTTAGATACAAATGAATATTGTTTAGGTAAAACTTCTTTAGGTAATTTTATATCGCATACATCTTCTAATGAATCAAATAATGACATTTTATCTGAATTTTTATTACATAAATCGATTGGTACATATGTTGCAATATTTTCTTTTTTATAATATTTATATGTTAAATATATAATAACTAATATAATAATACTAAATAATATTATTTGTTGATTTTTTGTTAAATTCATAATAACATTATATTAGATTTTTTTATTATATATAAATAAAATTATCAAGATATATTTTCTAATTTATGTATAAATAATTCTAATTGATTTATATATATTGATAAATTATCTTGTGTATAATTTTCTATTATAAATATTTTTAATAATTCATTTTTAATAATTTTTATAATATCTAATATTTTTGTTTTTAATTTATTATTTTTATATTTTTGTTTATTTATCAATATTGCTAATAACAATGTAATTATATCATGTAATTCATTTTTTATTTTTTGATTATTGATTATATCTTTATTTTTTTCATCTAGAAAAACATTTTTTAATATTATTATTTTTTCTATAATATTATTTATTAATTCAAATATATCTAATTTATTATTAAAACACATATATAATAATTCTATAATTTTATTGGGATATTTGAACAAGTCTGAATAATACTATCAACATTTTCAAGTGATACAATACCATTATCTGTAATTTTATTAAAATTAAAATATTTTATTAAATTATTTTTTATATTTTGTGTATGATATAATCCACAATATACAACAATTTTATTATTTTTATTTATTAAATCAAAAATTATTGAAACACAATAGAATTCTATAATATGTGATAGTAACATATCAATTGTATTATATACCTTATTATAATTTGGGATATCTTTTATTTTATATCTTAAATAAGGTTGATATTTTTTTATAAAAAAATAATATTTCTTTAAAATATCATAATAATATGATCCAAGAAAAGATCTATCAATATTTTTATTATAGATAGTTAATTTCTTTAGATTATTATATTCTAATAAAAAAAATTTTTGAATATTTTCAAGATAATCAAATAATTTTTGTTCTAAATAATATTCAGATGACATATTTTTAACTAATTCTAATCTTATATCAAATGCAAATATATTATCTTTAAATTTATCATCTTTAATACAATCAAGATATAATTTTCGTACAGTCATTACATGATCAGAATTATTCCATAAAGTTACAAGTTCTCCTAAATATGGTATTTCTTCCAATAATACTATATAATTTTTTTCTATTAATTTTTTTAAATATTCTGATATATCTATCGAATCTATTATATTTCCATCTTTTGTTTTACAATATTTTTCTTCTTCGTCATGTTTATCTGAAATTAATATTATTTTTAAATTTGGAAATAATAATGAATCTTCAAGAATTGTATATCCGATTGCTCCAAATAACATATATTATATTATATTATAATAATAAAAAAATAAAAAAAAAATATATAAAAATAAAATCTTTGTTAAATTAAAATAATTTAACGAATAGGTGATCTAATAGGTGATCTAATATTAAAATTATCGCCGTCAATATCATATACACTAATTAAAATATCAGGCGATGATATATTTTTTTTAACAACAACCATATGTTTAAAATCTTTATCATGATTTTTTTCTTGTAATGAAGTTTTGACATTTAATAATTTACTTTTATTTGTATAATCAAATTTATCTTCTAATGATAATTTATCATTAACTTTACCATTAGTATCAATGAAACTAAGAACTTTACTATTTTGTACAACATATGGTGCATGATTTTCTAATAAATATGTAACTGATTCTTTTAATGTTGATGTAGATGTTGTTAAGACATTATATAATTTATTACCATATACAGATAAATTACATTTTCTTGTACTATTTTTTAAACGATTATTTAATACTTCTAATTTTTTTTCTAATTCTTGAATTTTTTTTTTTTCTTCTTGTATAATTTTTTGTTTAACTAATTCATATTTTTTAGAAGCACTTTCTTTTTTAGCATGTTGGTGTTTTTCTTTTTCTGCAGCTTTAGCTTGGATTGATGCAATTTTTTTTTCTGATTTTGAATGAGAAGATTCTAATTTTTTATGTTGAGCTTTAACTTTTTCTGATGCAGATTTAGAAAATAATCCAAATAATCCTCCAACCAATGTTTCTTTTATATCACTCGATTCATGTTCTAATTTGTTTTCTAATACTTCCATTTGTTCTAAATTCAGTGCATTTGCTTCTAAATCACGTAATTCGTTTCTTCTTTTTTTTATTTTTTCTTCTAATTTATCATGTTGAGCTTTAATTGATTTATCTTCTCTTAGACATTCGTCGTATACATTTTTTGTCAAAAAAAATACACGAACTTCATCACGTGCAGAACGTGCGCCTCCGCATGAATCTTTGAGTTGATTATATTTTGATTTGTATTTCTGATATTTTTCAAAATAATCCATTTATATATATTAATTTAGATTTTTTATATATTATACGATAATATTTATATAAATAAAAAAATATTAAGTATAAGAAGCGATATTTATAATCATAAATATCGCTTGTAACAGCTAATATAACTTTATTATATTAGATCTAAGAAACATTATTTGTGAATATCACAAATATCGCTTGTAACAGCTAATATAACTTTATTATATTAGATCTAAGAAGCAATATTTTATAATTATAAATATCGCTTGTAACAGCTATAATGATTTATCAAATTATAGGTCTAAGAAGCGATA